AGCCAACAGATGCATATTTCTAACACCATAACCCACTCCATCAGGACATTCGCCACGCTCCACAGCGAGCGAGTAGGTGGCCTCAACAGACTGGGCTTTAATCTCTCTGAAGATTGCATAGTTCTCACTAGCCGCTTGCCATGACTCCCATGCTATGCCTTTTCCTTGGAGATAACCGTGGAAGCCCATTGCTCCAAGACCGACTGAACGCTCTCTGTATGCTGAGTATACAGCTTTTCCAAGTTCTTCTGGTGCGTGGTCAATAAAGTATTGAAGCACGTTGTCCAAGAATCGGATAAGGTCTCCAACCATGCCGCTTGATTTCCACTCGTCGTATTTTTCGAGGTTGACTGAGCTAAGGCAACAGACTGCTGTGCGTTCTTCACTTGTTGCGAGATGGATTTCGTTGCAGAGGTTAGAGCCATTAATTGACAATCCAAGCTTTCTTTGAGCTTCCGGTAAGCCTTTTCTGGCTGTGTCGATAAAGTTAAGGTATGGACTGCCAGTTCTGAAGCGAGCTTCAAGGATTCGTTGCCATAGTCTGCGAGCCTTGACTGTATCTCTGACAATTCCTGTATGCGGGTCTGTAAGATTGAATTCTCTGTCATTAATTACACTCTCCATAAATTCATCTGTGATGTTCACAGCATTAAATAAATTGAAACACTTGCGATTGATGTCCCCACCAGTCGCCACTTTAAAACTAATAAACTCCTCTATGTCAGGATGGCTTACGTCTAGGTATGCGGCGTAGCTTCCCTTCCTTGTCTTCCCTTGTTTGTACGCTGTCATCTGAGCGTCCACCACTTTCATGAATGGGATTGGTCCCGGAGCTTTGTCGCTGATCCCTCTCACATCTGACCAGTGCCCACCCACACCGCCGCCCTTTACGGAAAGCCATGCTACTTCACCATTATGCTCAATAAGGCTATCAAGATTGTCCCCCACGTAAGTAAGGAAACAACTAATAGGCAAGCCCCGATTGTTTCGTACATCGTCAGGTGCGTTCGACAACACAGGTGACGCAAACATAAACCAACCTTTTGAAGCATAGTCGTAGATACGTTGTGCCAAGTCAAGGTCATCATTGCAATAAGCCACTGAAGCACGTGCAAAGGCTTGCTGAGGACTGTCTTCATGCTCAAACATATAGTAGTCCTGCATGAGTTTAATCGCTTGATCACTAAGTCTAAGGTCTCTTTCATAATCAATCGTTATCCCAAGATATTTCGTCATCTAATTCTGTCTCCAGTGCATCGAAGTTATTTTCAATCTTATCTACAAAACGGTTGACAAGGTCTTCTGAAGTGATCTCAAGTAACTCCATCAGAGTCACTTCCTCGACACGTTTTAGTTTTTCCATCAGGTCTACAAGTGTCATACCGAACCTATTAGTTTACACGATTTCTATTAATTTGTCAAGATAATGACGGGCTTTTTCTAAGTCATGTTTGCCGCCTTTATCCTCCCATCGAGCAATGTATTTGATAACATTACCCCAGATAAATCCCTTGAATGCCTCTTCAGACATCCAAGACTCCATTGCACTCCAAGGCTGAATGTCTTTGGAGACGTAATGGTCTCCGCCAACTTGCCTATTCTTGGCGAAGTTGCAGTCAAATTCTTCAGCCATCTCAGTAAGATCGATCATTTCTTTACAAGCTCCATAAAGTGTTCTAAGTCTACAACAGCCAACGGCTTTGCCCTATCTTGTTTGATCACAACTAAAGGCTCATGGTTACTGTGTCCAGTTGCTTGGACATAATAATTGTATACTGCAATCTTTGCTAGATTCTTACATTCCACAGAATATGGAAATAATCGTCTAGCCGCAGGACTCAGTTGAACGTCCTCACCACCAGCGCCCATCGATGTACTTCTGACATCATCAGGTTCAAGCGAGGGGAAAGCATCCAGTATCGAGTCTCTGACAGCTTGCTGGAGTCTTCTCCCTTTCGCCTTGGCTGACTGAGGTCTGATACCGGTGCTTTTCGTAGCCCCGCTTGTACGCTTTCTTGCGGTCTTTGTAGACCTTGCTTTTGTTGAACTTGCCACTATGTTTAGCTACCAAGTTCCGGTGGTGTGAAGCAGTCATCTTGAGTCCTTAACATATACAGTAAGTGTCCATTTTCCATCGCCCGGTCTTCACCAAGCTCTTCTACGATAATAGCCCACATCTCTGCTTCTGTTTTGCCTCTCAGAAGTTTGTCTGCTTTCTTCTCCCCGATCCCTCTAACACCGATAATGTTATCTACAGAGTCCCCGGTAAGAAATTGTTTATAGAAACTCAGAAGCCCGTCTTCTTCAGTCACGTAGTATTTGTCTTTCTTCACGAAATTGTAATGCCATCCTGCAACCTGATTCAGGTCTTTGTCAAGCGTCACAATAATAGAATCGTCACCTAATTCAGTCTGTCGGATTGCAAGCATATCATCTGCTTCGATCCCTTCATTGACGGTGGCGCTCCATGCAGTGCACAAATATTCTCTCAGTAACTGATAATGAACAGGCTTCTCTGTTCCTTTCCTATTGCCCTTATACGGTGTTGTGACAGCATAATCATTACGGAAGTTTGTCTTCCCGGTCAAATGCAGTTCCCACGTTTGCACCTGTGGCAGGTCTAGAAGAAGTAAATCCTCTAGAAACCCTGCCATTGTAGTGATGGCGACACTCTCAGGTTCGTTGTTGGTGGCAAAACCAATACGATAGTTAAGAATGTCAGCATCAATCAGGGCGTGATTCATTATAAAACTTCTGAATCGTCATCCAGATCATCAGAGACACCTTCGCCTTCATAGGCTACGAGCTCTTCAACAACGAGCTTCTTCAGTGAAGGTGATAACCCTTCCTTATTCTTAAAGTTCCAAGCATAGGAACCTACCATTGCAATCGCTTTAGAGCCATTGCCGATAGAGATGCCTTCAATCGCATCACCATCACGGTCATAAGCACGGATAGGGTTAGTGGACTTACAAGTGATAAAATACCCCTTGTCTTCCTTCTGCCGTACAGCTAAGCCCATGTCTTCAAGAGCTTGGACTGCAGGGTCTGAGAGGTTGCAAAGATCAACCTGATACTTGCCTGACATGTCGTTAGGCTTGTCCAGATAAGCCCACATGATGTCGGCTTTGACTTTTACACGCTGAGTATTTTCCATACCATTCTCCTTTTGTTGGTGGTATACTAATATTATACACGAATTTTAGTGAGTGTCAAACCAATTTTGACCTATTTTACTTTCTGCGTCTACTGGGCATCGAAAGCCCAAGGTAATCCCGGCTTGTGAGGCCGCATCGCACATGATTTGTGCAACTTCTTCACCATGTTTCTCCGCTGTTTCAATTTGTATTTCGTCATGCACAAACGCAACTTGCTTGACAGGGATCTGTCTTTGCCTAAATACTTTGTGCGCTTCGATACACCATTGCTTGGCAATAATAGCACCGCATCCTTGAAGGAGGCTGTTGAGTGCGGCGTGGTCATATCTGACCAGTATTCTTCTACCATCCAAGCCCGGTACATACCCTTTTGCCGCCACTTTCGCAACCTTCTCCATAAGTTGTTGTAGCTTAGGGGTGTTACGATAAAAACGAAATAGAATTTCATTCCCTTCTTTCGCCCCACCTCCAACAATACTGCCAACTTTTCTTGGACCGGCCCCGTAAAGAACTGCATACTGCAATGTTTTAGCTTGTGGCCTTGTGAGACCGGCGGCTTCAGCGTTCTTCTGATGGATGTCCCCATTCAGTAACTCCTCTGTCCATTCATCATCCTGCATGTAGTGTGCAAGGCAACGTAACTCAATCCCTGCAAGATCCGTGCCAACTAACACATTACCATCATCGACAGTCCATAATGAACGTATCTCCTGCCCGTATGGTTTGTTCACTGAAGGAACCTGTCCCATATTAGGACTACGATGCGTCATTCGTCCTGTGACTGCACCATTGGTGATGATGCCTCCATGTACACGAGATGTCTTTTCATCGACATGTTTTAACCATGAGTCGATCATAGCAACACGTTTCTGTATCATCAAGTATTCTGCGATCATCTGAGCCTCTGGGATGTCCACAGAGTCTAGTGTCCCTTCATCAACGATAGGCTGTCCTTTCTCAGTATGTTTACTTGGCTTCCAGCCTAAATTCATCAAGCGTTCTCCGATCTGCTTACGACTGGCTAAGTTAAAGACAGTCACCTTATCCTTCAGTTGCTTTCCTGTCTTCTCAGACCAACGCTCCTCAACAATCGGCGGGAATACAGCCTGAACAGTGTCTTCCAGTACACCCATGCGATCTGACAGCGTAGCTTTAAGAATTGAAGCTGAAGGGATATCCAGTTTGAAACCATTCTCTTCTTGTTTCTTACAGATGACTGCAATGTCATGTTCGATCTTAATCGCCTGAATAGGGTCTTTCCATTCGTTAAGGCCAGCCATAAGAACGCCATACAAATCAGCGGTAAGCGCCACATCTTGCCTACAATACTCCACCATTTCATCGGTCAACCCACCATCATAATCTTCAAATTCAATCTTAGAATTCTTCAGCCGCAAACCCCAAGCCTTCAAGCTGTGTCCGCCTTCTAGCTGTGGATTCAAAAGTCTTGAAAGAATTAATGTGTCTACCGCTTTCGATTTCGGTATCCCAATGTTCCATAGCCTCCGAAGGACTGGAGCATCGAAACCAATGATATTGTGCCCGATGATTTGATCGTACTCCTTTACCAGTGGAGCTAGTGTGGCTGGTTCTGTATGACATATTGATTCTCCTGTTTCAACATCCTGAGTGAGACAGCACCATATCGTACTGAGGGCTGTGTTCGTCTCGATGTCAAGAATTAATTTTTTCACGATGAGCCTCTAAATATTGAATTCCCTTACGTAATTTATCGACACTGTCTCCGAAGCAACCGATAGCACGATTACAAGTGTGGCATAGCCATCCTCTAAACGTATTGGTTTCATGGCAATGATCTAACACCCATGCACCGGCTCTTCCACCTTTTCCTTCAACTTCCTCTGTGGTGAGATTACAAATTGGACAACGGTATCCTTCTGGTGCAGTGCCGTAAATTTTCTTTAATTCGGCTCTAATTTTTGCCAAATGATTGTTACACTGTTTACATTCTGGCCTAAAGTAATTTGAGGCGCTGTGTATACTAAAATGATCCAGAGGTTTTTTGACCCCGCATTTATTACACACCCTACCATTTTTTACAATAACGACAGATTGTTTAAACAGTTCTTCCTGATTCACAAAGCTTCCTCATCAATCTCTACCATTCTACCAGAGTTATGAGAATATAGCAATGCACAGGCTTTGCCGGTAATACCGCTGAAGCGGTTCTTCAATACACGTACCCGTGTTGTATTACGTTCTGTGGCATCATCAGCCTGTCCGTTACGCTCAAGCCCAAGCACCATGTCAGAAAGCTGTGCAATCGCTCCAGAGCCACGTAGTTGAGCCAGAGATGTCGCCGCACCTTCTTCGTGGCCACGGTTCTCTGGACGCTTCAAATGACTGACACAGACTAAACTGATGCCAGTCTCCTGCACCAGCATACGTAGCTTTGTCATGATTTCGTCGATTGCTTTTCGCTCATCACCATTAGATTGTGCGCTGACAATAATGCTAATGTGATCGACAAACACATAATCACATCCCACCACCTTGGCAAGGTAGCGTACACGATTGACGATATTATCAACGTCAGTGGAACCAAAATGGTCAAAGAGATACACACGATCTGTGCCAAGTGTCTTATTGAACGCATCATCTTTCTCCTGTTGCGTGGCTACAGTGTCCGGCAAATGCAGAGGCTTGTCAGCCGCTAACGACATTAAAGACAAACCAGTGCGTCTGGTGGACTCTTCTAAAAACATCAATCCGATGTTGCTCTCAGTATGCTGAATGATATGCCAAATAATCTCCCTGAGAAACTGTGATTTCCCAAGACCTGAACCGGCTGTCACTGTGACTAGCTCACCTTTACGTATCCCATACGTCAGACTATTCAGTCCATCAAATGGATACTCCACATCAGACTTCTCAATAGGCTTCATCACAGCATCGTACAATGACGCACCTGCAATAATTCCGTCTGGAGTCCAACGCTCTGCTCGCCAGAAGTTATTGGTGTATTCACCGGCACGATTATCCATCAAGTAATCTGAAGCATCCTTCAGGCCATTGACAGCCACCATGCACTTCGCTTTATGACTGAAGAGTTCAGCACAATGCGACTGAGCTTCTAAGCCCACAGGATCGTTGTCAAAGTTAAAGACCACATACTCAAATGTATCTAGCCAGTCAAAGTTGGCCTTACAATCCTTCAGGGCTGACTGTGCACCATTCCTTACTGAGACCACAGCAATCGGATACTTATCATTCCCAAGCATCTGATAGGCGGCTAAGGTATCAAGTTCACCCTCAGTAACAAGTACATACTTCCCACCGGAATTAAATCTCTCTTGTCCAAACAATTGAGTATTGTCTTTCCAGTCTCCTTCAATCGCAAAGTTCTTCTCACCTCTGATACGAACCTTTGCAGATGTACCAATAGGAAAGACTAAGTCTTCCCCTCTAAAGCCTACACCATACTTCTCACAAACCTGAACAGAAATCTTACGATCACGTAGATCCCTGTAGAGTAAATTAGGTAGGGAATAGCCCTGAGAGCTCACAGGAGCCTCTGTATGCGACGATCTAGTATTCAGTGGTATCACCCTACCATTACCCTCTTCTTTGGCTCTATGACCGCATTTAAAGCAGTGACCAAATCCACCGTCATCGATGCCATAACCTCGACTACTGTGACACTCTGGACACTCCATGTTGTATTTAACGAATGCCATCACAGGCTCCCTAAGTAAAAGTCTAGTTTCTTGATAGATCCTGCGACAAACGATGAGATATTATCTAACTCTTCATCTTCGATGTTCCCAGTGTCATGGATTAGCTCACTTGCTTTCTTGA